GTCCGCAGAGTAACATTGAGACAAATCCAGCATTATCTGGAACCAACTACGAATAAACGTTGATCTGTAATACAGAGTCATCGAGACAAATCCAAAAAAATAAAGTCTATGAACCATCAATAGAAAGGAGTGTTATATGCCACCAGTGTAATCTACATACTAAATATTATATAGATTGTTAGGTAAAAATCGAACACTCTTGTCCATTTTTCATTAATTAGATAAACAGTTGAATTTTTGACAAGGTGTTTTCAAAAAGTTTTATAAGGTCTATGCTGTTGTTTTTCAATAGTTTAGACCTTTTTTGTATGTTTATATTTATTACTGTTTTATATGACCTTTGTTTTTATATTAACTTTATAAAAATTATAAGGTGCTCCAGAATGGTAAGAACAACATCCATAAGACGTTCAAAATCAGGCAATAAACCTCTTACACGAGGTGGTTGGAGTACTGCTCATATCTATGACCCTGGAAAACATCCTGATTTAGCATATCGTTTTTCATTGTTAGGTTTCACGAATCCAGAATTAGCAACCCGATTTGGAGTTTCTTTGAGCACTGTGGAATACTGGATCCGCACGAAAGAGGAGTTTGGTAATAAGGTTCGTCAGGGTAGGGAAATCAGCAACCTGGATGTAGTGAGTCAGCTATATCAATCAGCATTAGGCTTCTATGTAGATGTAGAGAAAATTGTTATGTGTAAAAAGAAGGAATTCGACGCACAGGGCAATCTAATTTCTGAACAAACTTATCCTCAGAAACTCATTGTAAAAGAATACATAAAACCTGAGACTATCAACCAACGTTATATCATGAATAACCGCACAAGGCATCAGGATATCCCGTGGGGGGATAATCAGAATATAACAGTGTCAGGACCAAACGGTGGACCAATCCAGCATCAGGTTTTACAAGCAAACATAAACTTGGAGAAACACTTATCAATAGAGGAGTTACAGTTCATAAAACAAATCCAGGATAAGGTAAAAGAAGTAGAGGAGGTACAGGATGAAAATGATTAAGGATGTACCTCAGGAAAAGGCGATGATCTATAAACTGGCATTGGATAATCCTTTAATGGTTCAACGTGCTATATATATGAATAGTTTATTGGACTTCTTTATCGATGCATGGCCGACAATAGTAGCTGAGCCGTTGGAATTGAATTGGCATATAAAGGTGTTCTGTGATGAGTTACAAGACTGCGCTGAAAAGATAGCAAAAGGGGAGTATCCTGGATATGATTATTTGATATTCAATATACCTCCAGGTAGCACAAAGAGTGCGATAATTAGTCGTGTATTCCCTGTATGGTGTTGGGCACGTTGGTATTGGTTCCGCTTCATAACAGGTAGTTATGATAAGGCATTGGCATTGGAGTTAGCTGAGGATAGTCGTGATATTATACAGAGTGCGTGGTTCCAGAAGTATTTCCCTGATTTGCAGTTGAAACAGGACAAACAGGCAAAGAGTAATTTTAAGTTAATTAAAATCGAACACGACGCTTATAATAAAGGCAGGCGAGGGAAAGAGATACGTGGAGGTGGTAGAATCAGTACTTCAGTGAAGTCAGGTTCAACAGGGTTCCATGCCACTATTATTATAGTGGATGACCCACTGGATCCCAGACGTGCTATTTCTAAGGTTGAAATAAAGAAGGCAAATGATTGGATATCGGAAACCCTATCAGGTCGTAAGGTAAATAAAGGTATTGTTCCCGTTATATTGGTCATGCAAAGATTACATCCAATGGACTGTACCGCTCATTTATTGGAAAAGGCAAGGGCAGGAAAGGTAAGGGTCAAACAGATTTGTTTACCTGCCAGCATTGAAGATCCTAACATACGGAAATTGGTTATTCCTCAGGAGTACGTAAGTAAGTACCAAAACAATTTACTTGATCCTGTACGACTGAATCGTAAAACCCTAAAGAAACAGGAGGGTGAACTGGGACAGTATGGTTACTCAGCACAAATGAATCAGAATCCAGTTCCAGCAGGACAAGGTATGTTTGATGTAGATAAATTGGTAGTTATTGATAAAATGCCTGCCGAGGTAAACATTGTACAGATTGTCCGTTATTGGGATAAAGCGGCAACAGATCAGGCAGGAGCTTATACAGCTGGTGTGAAGATTGCTTATCTCCGCAGTGGTAAGTTTATTATAATGGATGTTCGTCGTGGACAATGGGCTACTGATAAGCGGGAAGCCATTATTCGTGCTACTGCTGAAGCGGATGGTGTAGATGTGAAAATTTATATGGAACAGGAGCCAGGCTCAGGAGGAAAGGATTCAGTACAGGCAAGTATCAAAAACTTAGAAGGATTTGCCGTTTATGCTGACCGTCCTTCAGGAGACAAGATATATAGAGCGGATCCTTATAGCGTAAGTGTGAATAATGGAAACGTTCAGATGATGAGAGGGATGTGGAATCATGATTATGTACAGGAGTTAAAACTATTTCCCTTTGGACAATATAAGGATCAGGTGGATGCCTCTTCTGGAGCGTATTCACAATTAATGGGTAAAGTGAAAGTGAGGATAATGTAATGGAAAACGAACTAAACATATATAGACAGATAGCTCAACGAATGGCATTGGCTGGTTTCTTGGGAACTCAATCCTATGGAGGTGACCGTAACATCTATCAAGCACTGGGCTATCCAACAACAATACAAGCCGAGGACTTCATGTCACGGTATTTACGACAGGATATTGCAGCAGCAATCATTGATCGTCCGGTGAATGCCACATGGCAGGGTGATATATATGTCTCAGACGCTAATACAGACGATATAACAAACGATCTTACTTGGGACGATATATATACCCATTTAAGGTTAAAAAGCGTTTTAAAGCGTTTAGATAAGCTGAGCAGTATTAATCAGTACGGCATCCTGTTATTGGGATTTGATGATGTTGTAACACAGGATGGTTTTGAACAACCAGTACTCACAGGGAAACGCAAACTCCTATATGTGAAACCTTATGGGGAACTATCTGCTACTATTGAAAAATTTGAGGATGATCCCAATAGTGAACGGTACGGGTTACCCGAGTTCTATAATATAAAGACATCAGGCACCAGTTCGGGAAACAATGCTTCAGAAACATCCATCAGAGTACATCATACAAGGGTGCTTCACATTGCTGGTAATAAACTGGAATCAGAGGTATATGGTATCTCAAGCATGATGCAAGTATTTAACCGCTTGATGGACTTGGAAAAGATAACAGGCGGTAGTGCGGAGATGTATTGGCGTGGTGCTCGTCCTGGATATCACATGAAACCAGATGAAAAACATACTTTATCAGATACGGAACGAAATCAATTACGTACACAGATTGATGAATATGAACATAACCTGAGACGTATATTCGCCAACGAAGGTATAGACATGAAGGCTCTGGAGACACAAGTCAGTGATCCTACTGCTCATGTCAATGTACAGATACAAATGATCTCAGCCGCAACAGGGATACCTCAACGAATTTTAACAGGATCAGAGGTAGGACAATTGGCAAGCACACAGGATCAGGATAATTGGTTACGATATGTTAATACCCGACGTGAGGAGTATGCTGAAGAAGCAATTCTACGTCCCTTTATTGAAGTTTTGCAGAAGTATGGAATACTGAATCCAAAAGTGGATTATCTGATTGAATGGGATGAGTTGTTTAGTTTATCTGAGAAGGATAAAGCAGAGATAGGAAAAACCCGTTCATCCGCTATTAAGGAATACACCTCTAACGCTGGGGCAATGGATTTAATCAGTCCTGAACTATACATGGAAATGATATTAGGACTAAAACCTGAGCAGATAGAACGTATAATGAGAGCCGCAGAGGAGATGTCCTATGAGGAACCACTCACCCCAGAGGAGAGCGATGTGATTGATCAGATTGATGTAACAGAAATACAGGATAACGAAAGAAAATTTATATAAATGTGTAACGCTCACGACATAATAACATACGCAACATTGGCAAAGGTTGATCCTACCAGAACAACTACTTTGCGCAATGCCTTTGTACGGGATTGTCGTAAGCGATTTGTGCGGCTGGCGAATGATATCACACGATTAATCGGTAAGCAGAATGAGATGGGACTGGAGGTTAATGCTGGACAGTTTGATTTTCCTACCTCTCAGAATAAAGTGGAGGCATTCATGCAATGGTTAAAAACACAGACTGATACGGGTTTATTGGAAATAAGTTCAGCAAATCAGGTTGGTGTTGGGTTGAATGATTATTGGACAAACAAGTATGTCACGGATTCTTATCAAAGAGGAGTTATTCGTGCTCGACAGGAGATGCGGAAAGCTGGTTTGGATGTACCATCAATAGACACCACTGGTGGGATAGGAGCAAGCATGACTGCACCTGTACATCTGGATCGTTTAGGGGTCTTATACACCCGTATATTTAATGAACTGAAAGGAATCACGGAGAATATGTCTGGACAAATTTCCAGAGTATTAACACAAGGGATTGCTGATGGGGATAGTCCACGGTTATTGGCTCGTAAATTAAACAAGGTTATCACAGGCACAGGAGGAGATTTGGCATTGACTGATACATTGGGTAGATATATACCAGCTAAACGTCGTGCAGAGATATTGGCTCGTACTGAGGTTATTCGTGCCCATCACATGGGAATGGTACAGGAGTATCGTAACTGGGGTTTAGAAGGCGTTGAGGTACAAGCTGAATGGAGAACAGCGGGGGATGACAGAGTATGTGAACAATGTGCCGGAATGGAAGGTAATACATATACGTTGGATCAAATTGAAAAAATGATTCCTGTCCATCCGCAGTGCAGATGTTTGGCATTGCCCAGTATGTTGCCAGATAGTAAAGCAAAAGCAATAAAAGGAGGACTAAAAATATGAAAGATGTAGGCGTACAAATTAACACACAATTGGCGGCAGTAGATTATGAAATCCGTGAAGAAAAGTTTGACGGTATGGAACATATCATTGTACCAGCTATTATGATGGTGGAGGGAGTACATGCTGGTTCCCGTGGACCAGTATTCCACAGCGCCAAATCATTATCAGAATTCAATGAGGCGTGGAACGGCATACCAGTAGTAGTATATCATCCACAAAAGGATAATACCTTTGTCTCAGCCAATAGTCCTGAGATGTTGGAACAATGTGTTGGTCGTGTATTTAATACTCACATGACTGATGAAGGAAAGTTAATGGCGGATGTATGGATTAATAAAGAAAAGATTCAGCAAGTCAATCAATTGGCGTACGATTATATTATCCAAAAACGCCCAATGGATGTGAGTGTGGGTGTTTATACCGAAGAAATCAAAGTACCATCAGGAAACTGGAATGGTGAAACATATACAATAGAAGCAAGCAATTACAGACCCGATCATCTGGCATTGTTACCTGGAGAACAGGGCGCATGTGGCTGGGCAGATGGTTGTGGAATCCGTGTAAATCAGAAAGGAGTGACTAATGTGATAGAGTTTAACAGCGAAACAAAACAAAAAGCAAATGAACAGGGTCTGTTCATTACGCAGGTACAGGGAGAATGGCGAGAGGCAATGGATAAAGTCCGTGCCAAACTCCAGGAAACACTCGGCGAAAATAACTGGTGTTATATCGAAGCGATGTATGATGATTATTTCATTTATGAGGTGGAGAAGGAACAGAAGTGTTACAAGCAGAAATACATCATTGCTGATAACGAGGTAACATTAGTTGATGATGCCGTCCCTGTTAAAAAGGTAACTCAATTTATTAATGTAAACAAAAAAACAATGGCAAACGAAAAGAAACCTTGCTGCCCTGAGAGGGTGGAGGAATTGATTGCGAATAAAGCTACCCGATTTAAAGAAACAGATCGTGAGTGGCTTCTGACGCAGTCTGAGGAGATGTTGGAGAAATTACAACCAACCCCACCTACAGAAATTGAAGTAAACAAAGAACAGGCAATTGAAGTTTTGAAAAAAATGAATGTTTCTGTTCAGGAGGTACTTGATCTGATTCCTGATGGTGAGACAAAGGAAATGATTACCAACGGAATGGAAAAGGAAAAACAGTATAAACAGACATTGGTTGAAGAACTGATGGCAAACGAGCAGGCTGGTTGGGCAAAAGAAGAACTGGAAGGCATGTCCGTTAACATGCTGGAAAAGATTTCCAAAACCGCTCCGAAGGAAACACAGCACGTATATGTGTCTGGTAAAGGAAATGAAATGAATACAAACAAATCAACAGTCCCTGAAGGATTATATCCTCCTGGAGTAACTGTTGAATAAAAAAGAAGGAGGATAAAACAATGGCAAAAAGAACTATTAAGATTAAGGATTACCTGAAGGTTAATGTAGAATACATTGCCTCGGCAGCAATCACTCCTGGACATCTTCTTGAGCTTGCATCAGCAACTACTGTTAAGGTACATGCAAACGCAGGACAGAATGTTCTACCAATGATCGCACTGGAGGATGAACTCCAGGGTAACGCAATCACAGATGCTTACGCAGCTGCTGATCGTGTACAGTGTTGGATTCCACAGCGTGGGGATGTAGCTTATATGATTCTGAAAAATGGTGAGAATGTAAGTGCAGGGGATTTCTTGGAAAGTGCTGGTGACGGTACTTTACAAAAACATACCCCGGATACAGAATCACTTGGGGCAGATTCCAGTGGAAATATCACCACGATTTACACAAATCAGATTGTGGGTATAGCATTGGAGGCAGTAGATATGAGTGATTCCAGTGCAGCTGATCCGACAGGCAGAATCAAAGTATTAATTTCATAATGAGAAGGAGGAAAAACAGATGATGGATTTTGTAAACGCTAATGGTCAGGCGCAAGGTGAAGTTGGTTCACGGATGATGGCCAATAATTTGAATCCTGGGGCAATGCGTCCATATATTGCTTTTGACAAACAAGGTAATGCACTGGGAGCATATGTCACGGTATATACTGGAGGTGATCCAAAGAAGACCACCAGTTATGTAACTCGCCCCGTTCAGGCGAACGCTTCTACCCTTCGTAGGGATGAGTGGAAAGCACTTGATGAAGCAGTAATAAAAGTTGCGGATGATCGTATGGTAGGTATCAATGACCTGCGAGCAAAAGGGTTGGTATATAATCTGAGCAATGGAATGGGCAGCACTGTGCTGGAATCACATTCTATGTCAGATGCAATGGAAGCCGAAATGTCAATGGATGGTATTACGCGTGGAAATAATGATCGTGTAACTTATGGTGTGACATACCTACCGTTACCAATCATCCACAGTGATTACCAAATCAATGCCCGTGTATTGGCTGCCAGTCGTAACATGGGTAATGCTCTTGATACGAGTGCTGCTGAAAGAGCCTCACGGAAAGTGTCTGAGAAGCTGGAAGATTTGTTATTCACAAAGCCCACAACAGCGTATGCCTTTGGTGGTGGTACCATTTATGGATACCTGAATCATCCTGATAGAAATCAGGTTGTAATCACAAGTTGGACAGGTAGTGCAAAAACTGCCGTGGGGATTGTTGGGGATGTACTCGATATGAAGCAAGCCGCAATCAATGCAAAACATTATGGTCCGTATATGTTATACATTCCTACGGCTTATGAAACTAAACTTGATGAAGATTATGACACCTCAACCCCAGGAACCACTATTCGTGAGCGTATCTTGAAAATTGCTGGAATTGATGGTGTGAAAGTTGCGGATCACATGGATTCTGATAACGTAGTATTGGTTCAGATGACTTCAGACGTTGTACGTCTTGTCAATGGGATGGGTATTACAAATGTTGAATGGAAATCAGAAGGAAACATGGTCACCAACTACAAAGTTATGACCATTCAGGTACCACAGATTTTCTCTGATGATGATAGCAACAGTGGAGTAGTGCATGGTGCTACGAAATAAAACAAAACGAGTATAAACTTATGATCGTTAATCACACGATTTACAAAAACAACAAATTATGAAACGTAATAAACAAACAGAGGGCACACTGCAATACAAGAATACTTCTGGCACGTTATTCATCAATGGAGAGTTTATTAAACGTAATGAAACTTTCTTCGCATTCCCGCAGGAGATTCCGAAATCATTCATGGACACAATTGTTTGTATAGAAGATGTTCCAGTCAAAGAAGTGGAACCAGATCCTGAAACAGGGATGGAATACATACTGGTTGATCGTGGAAATGGCTGGTTTGATATTGTGGATCAGGATGGTAAGAAAGTCAACGAGACAGGTATGCGAAAGGCAAAGGCTGAAGAAACTTTACTCTTATTACAGCAATAACATGGAATGGATTGTCCCTGACATATGGCAAGGCGGTGACTGCTGGATTTTCGGTGGTGGGAGTAGTATTCTGGATCAATTTCAAGTACCTGATGAAATTCGTCAACAGGTATTTATTGGTGAGTATCCACCTGAGATCCTCACACCTTACTTTGAAGTGATTAAGGATAAACACATCATTGCCATTAATGAAGCATTCAAGTATTTACCATTTGCTGATATGGTTTTCTTTGGAGACAAAAAATTCTATACATGGAATGCAAAAGCATTGAGAAGGTTTCCTAAACCGGTGGTTACTTGCTGTGAACATTTCGTTTCTGATAAACGAATACGGTACATAGCAAAAGATCAACGTAAACCTCGTGGAATCAGTATGCGGAAAGGTCATTTGAGTTGGAATGCCAATAGTGGAAGTGCTGCCATCAGTATCGCAGCACAAGCAGGAGCAAAACGTATTTTTCTGCTTGGATTTGATATGATGCGGACCAAGGGACACAAGCATTTTCATAAAGGATACGTAAAAGTTGATAAACCAACGAATCCAAAAAGAAAAACCCCTACAGATAATTTTGATCGGCATTTATTGGGATTCCCAAAAATCTCTCACGATGCAAATTTAATGGGAGTAAAAATATATAATGTGAATCCTGAAAGCCAAATAAAAGAATTTGAAAAAATAACATTAGAAAAAGCATTATGTCAATAGCAGTAACATGTGTATTAAAAACAGGGGGTGATTTTAATATGGAAGATGTTACCCGTTTATATAAATGTATTGAACAGAATACAACGGTAGAACATACATTTTATTGTTTAACAGATGCAAATACATCCAATAAAGTATTGCCTTTTATTTGTCTTCCATTAATTAAAAATTTTGCTGGATGGTGGTCTAAAATAGAATTATTCAAACCCCACCAATTTAAAGAAGATTATGTATTATATTTTGATTTGGATACAGTTATCTTGCAAAATATTGATATTATGTTACAACAAGAACGCTCCTTTATTGGTTTAGATGCTTTTAATCCAAAACATAGCAATCCTAATTATGTTGCAAGTGGTATTTTATTTTGGAAAAACGACGGTAAATATTTTTTCTTATTCCAAAAATTTAGTGTTGCTTTAATGCGAAAATATAGGGGGGATCAAGATTACATTAGTGATGCCCTACAAGCACACAGAATAAAGCCTTGTCATTGGCAAAAAGTGTGTAAAGGTATATGTAGTTATAAAAAACATTATCTCACCGGAGAAACACTCTTAAGAGATATCACAGTGCTTTGTTTTCACGGACAACCACGACCAAAAGAAGTTTGGTATGCATAAAGAACAAAAAATATTTTGTGAATCCGTTAAAAGTTTATTTCCATACTATTTTACAGATGTGGAAGTGATAGATGCTGGTAGTATGGATATAAATGGAAATAATCGTTATTTGTTTTCCAATTATAGATATACAGGAGTTGATATTATACTGGGAAAGAATGTAGATGTTGTTTGTAACATACATGAATTTGATCCAATCCGGGAACCGGATATTATTATTAGTACAGAAATGCTAGAACACGATAAATATTGGAAACAAAGTATTTCACACATGTATGATATGGTAAGGGCAGGGGGATTGCTTTTAATTACTTGTGCTACAACAGGGAGAAAAGAACATGGAACTCATCATCATAATGAAATGGATAGCCCTGCAACGCTTTCCTATTATAGAAATATTAGTAGACAGATGTTTGAAAATCGAATAGCTGATCTGCCTTTTGAAGTTTATTCTTTACAAGAAAATAAAAATACACATGATTTATATTTTTGGGGGATTAAGATATGAATAAATATAGTGTTATTATTGCAACAATGTGGAAAGATGTTCCAAGTTTACAGAAGATGGTTTCCATATATAATGAAAGTGACTGGGTAGGAGAAATATTAATTGTAAATAATAGAAATACAATTTTCAATTCTTTATGGTTGCCAGAGTATAAAAAAATAAAAATGTTTACCCCTCAAAGCAATTTATTTGTTAACCCATCTTGGCGTTATGCTGTACAGCAGGCACAATATGAACGAGTAATTATTGTGAATGATGATATTGTAATTAAAACTAATTTTAATACATTAATGCAACAAGTGGATGCGGTATTAAAATCGAATGTTATTATTGGTTTTGATGAAAGTTGTTTTCCACAAAGAGATAAATATACAGGGACAAAAAAAGAAATTAAAATAACGGAAGATAAAAATAAAACACAATTATATGGATTTGGTGTCTTTATGGTGTTGTTTGCTAAAGATTTTTATGTACCTTACCAAATGAAAGTTTGGTATGGGGATATGTATTTATTTCGTAATTTGATTCCTTTTACAATTAAAGGAACAACAGTTGTCACAATAATGGGAACTACAACAAGCACAATGGCAACAGATTTACAACCCCAAAAAGAAAAAGAAAAATTATACTATCAACAAAATAAAAATTTATTTAGACATGAATAATCCAATATTAATAACAGGAGCAGCCCGAAGCGGAACCAGTATGATTGCTGGTATCATTAATCTATGTGGTGCATTCGGTGGTGATATGTCTGGACCAAATAAACATAACGCCAAAGGGATGTTTGAAAATGTTCGTATTCGTCAACTTCAAAAAGAATACTTGATGAATAACGGATACGATAAACTTGGACAATATCCTTTACCAAACACTCATACATTACCTATTCCGAACCAGTGGGCTGATAAGGTAAAAAATGTACTGAAGTATGAAGGTTATGTTGATGGACAATGGATGTACAAGGGTGCAAAAAGTTGTTTAATCTGGCCTGTATGGAATCATGCTTTTCCTGATGCAAAATGGATTATCGTGCGACGGAAAACAAATGACATTGTGAATAGTTGTATGAGGACAGGTTTTATGCAGGCATACAGTCGTGATTATGTACGTAGAAAAATTAATGTCTCTACTGAGCAAGAAGGATGGAACTGGTGGGTTGCACAACACAAACAACGTTTCGTAGAAATGATTGAAGCCGGGATGAACGTGAAACAGGTATGGCCGGAGCGAATGATCAATGGGGATTACAGTCAAATTCAGGAAATGATTGAATGGTTAGGACTGGAGTGGAATAGTCAGATATACGATTTTATTGAACCAAAACTTTGGAAAGCAAAAAAAAGGAGGTAAGTAATGGCAGGACGAGTAACAGTTGATGAGGTAAAAAACATGCTGGATAATACGACGTTGAGCGACGAGGTAATCGGAGGGTATATCACCAGCGGAAACATTTTTATCACAGAGAATCTGGGAACAACTGGTTTATCGGATGATGTTCTGAAGGAGATTGAACGATGGACTGTTTGTCACATGATTGCAAGCACACGGGACAGACGCAGTAAATCGGAGGAGGCTGGTTCGGCAAAGGTTTCTTATTATGATGTTTTTGCTGATGGGTTTATGAGTACTGATTATGGACAGATGGCATTGGCATTAGATAATACAGGTACGTTGGCTTCACTCGGTAGAAGGGGCGCAAAAATACGTGCTATAACAAGTTTTGAATAATGGGTGTACTAAGTTTTATAGAAAAGGTTTGTGTACAGACGGCGGTATATTGGGCTCCAGCAGGGAACTCAGGGTATGGGGATAGTTTTGCTGCTGCAATAGAAGTACCTTGTCGGTGGGATGATGTTTCTGAACAGATAATAAATCAAAATGGACAGGAAATCACCTCGGAAGCAAAATTACTATTGACAGATGATGTGATTGAGGGTGGTTACATGTATCTCGGGACGTTGGATGATTTGGATAGTGATCCAGCGGATCCCAGAGAAGTAAAGAAGGCATTTTCAATACAACAAGTCCGTCGCACACCATTATTCAGAAGCACTACGCAGTTTGTTTATGAAGCATTTTTAACAACCTAAGCATAATGGCAAAGAAACCGATATATCTGGAAGGACTTAATAAGGTGTTAAGTAACCTCAATAAAGAAGCAGCAGCAATAAAACAACGTTCTATGACTGGTCTGATAAAGGGTGCTATTCTGATAATGAATGATACGGAGAATACCTCTCCCATCACACCATTGCATACAGGTAATCTCAGGGCAAGTCGTTTTATTGTAACAGCAAAGAAATCACCTAATATAAAGTACAGCGGTGATTTCACGGGGGCGGATGCACCGGAATTGGCTTTCAACCACACAAAGGCAAAAAGCAAGTACCAGACAGAGGCAGCAGGATATCTCAGACCGATAGTTATATTTGGATTTTCTGCTAATTATGCTCCCTATGTACATGAATTGGTTGATAAGAATTATAGACGTGCTGGGTCAGGTGCAAAGTTTCTTGAAGCGAGTGTTGAAAGGAATAAGGAGGCAGTTTTGGAAATAATCAAAAACAATGCAAAAATAAATTAAAATGAATGCAACAACCATAGACATAAAGGACTTCTTGGAGGAGGATAGCAGTTTGGGACTGGTGTTTGGTGAAAATCTTTTTATAGGAATAGAACCAGCAGAACCAACAGAATGCGTGACATTATTCGATACCTATGGAGTCAATCAGTTGACATTGGATGCACAGACGTATGAATACCCAGCCATTCAGATAAGAGTACGTTCAACAAGATATGATTCAGCAATGTCTTTGGCGGTACAGATAAACGATTATTTACATGGTAAACATCAGGAAACTATCAATGGAACCTACTACGGGTTGATTGAGAATGCTGGTGGTCCAGCCTTGTTGGATTATGATGTAAAAAATCGTGTAAGAGTGATTATAAATTATAAACTACAAAGGAGGTAACAAATGAGTAATGCGTTTAGTTCAGTAGGAGTACAATTCCGTAGATGGGACGCTGATGCGACATCAGCAGCTGGTGCGTGGGTAAAACTTGCTGAGGTTGTGAGTATCGATGGACCGGGAAAAAGTAAGGAAACCATTGATGTCACAAACTTGGATAGCACAGATGGGTACAGGGAATTTATTAGTTCATTTAAAGATGGCGGAACTGTGTCTTTAGAAATGAACTTCACATCCGATACGTATGATATCATGGATGAGGATTTTGAATCCGATGGGGTGAATAATTATGAGATTCTATTCCCTGATGCTGGTGCAACCAGTTTTGAGTTTAGTGCTATCGTAACGGAACTCAGCCTGAGTGCTTCTGTAGGGGCACAGGTTACAAGTTCTGTAAGCCTGAAAGTATCAGGACGGATCACGAAGAATAGTGGTTCTGGTTCTGCTTCGTAAAAATGAATGTTAAACTTTCAATCGTTAATCACACGATTTATAAAAACAAAAAATTATGCAGTATTTAAAATATAAAGAAGATTATTTACCCGTCAAAATCAGTTATTCAGCACTGAAACGTACGATGGAATATCATGAAAAAGAGACAGGGAATAAATTAAATCTACAGAATATAATGACAGCAGGGTTGGTAATATATGAACCATTGCTGTATTATGGTTTGGTAGCGGGACATCGTGCAGAAGAAAGGGATTTACCATATAAGATTGAGGACATGGAAATTATCCTTGATGATTGTTTGATGGAATTCATTCAACTGGTTGCTGCAAGTTTTCCTACGGAAAATGAATCAAAGCAATAGGCGGCGGTGGAAGGAAAAATGAACAAACATTAACGATAACACAGTTAAGCGCATGGGCATTAGTTGTTTTAGGTATTACATTTGATGAATTTTATGAGATGGAACCTGTGGAATTACATTATTGTTTATCGTATAAAACGGAGGTGGAACAGAATAAACAAAAATTATTCTCCCAAATTATCTTTGAAAGTATGCGGCTCCAGACAATACGTTTACTTCAGGCGAATCCATACATAAAACGAAAACCAAAAAAATTAACTGATGTATTTCGTTTTACATGGGATAAAAAGGAACAACAACCATGGCAAGATTTATTGAATACGTTTGGTGGGTTTGCTGAGCGTCATAACAAGAAATTAAAGGAGAATAAATAAATGGCAGGCACAGGTGATCTTGGAATTTTATTGGCACGGTTAGGAATAGACACCACCGATTTTGATAAAGCAGTAGCAGCAGTCAGTGGGAAATTGCAAGGTCTTGGAAGTAAAATGACAAAGGCTGGCAAGAAAATGACAATGGGGGTTACCTTGCCTATTGTTGGTGCAGGTGTCGCTGCGTTTAAGATGTCGAGCGATTTTGAATCCTCCATGTCAAAGATAACGGGATTGGTAGGAGTTGCTGGTGATCAGGTGGCTCAGTGGAGTGATCAGATTCTGACTGAGGGTGCAGAATGGGGTCGTCCGCCGAAAGAACTGGCGGATGCCCTGTTTTTTGTAACATCGGCTGGTATTAAAGGTGCTGAGGCGATGGATGTTCTGGAGATGTCAGCAAAGGCATCCAGTGCTGGTTTGGGAGATACTACTGTTATTGCTGATTTGGTTACTTCAGCAATGAATGCTTATGGTACTGAAAATTTATCTGCTGCACAAGCCACTGACATCCTGGTAGCGTCAGTACGTGAAGGTAAAGCGGAAGCACCTGCGTTGGCTGGAGCAATGGGGCAGGTATTGCCTATTGCTTCGGAGATGGGAGTATCGTTTGATCAGGTGGGTGCTGCAATTGCAGCAATGACCCGTACAGGTACAGATGCTTCATCTGCTTCTATGCAATTGAAAAACATCCTATCATCAATACTGAAACCAACGGATCAGGCAGAACAGGCGTTGGCAAATATGGGAACCAGTTCTCAGGAATTACGGGATAAGATCAGAAATGATGGTATTGCTTCTGCGTTGGTTGATCTTAAAACAATCACATCAGAGTACGGGGAAACAGCAATGGCAGAAGTATTCCCAAATATCCGTGCCTTATCTGGTGTACTTGACTTAATGGGAAGTAATGCTGAGGACAATTTAGCAATATTTGACAGCCTCACGACAGCCAACGGAGCACTTGAAACAGCCTTTAATGAAGCCAGTCAAACAGCTGAATTCAGTTTGAATAAAGCACTTGCACAAATGAAATCCACATTAGTACAGGTGGGTGACAGCGTTTCAAAAGCACTGGTTCCTATTATCCAGAATTTAGGGGGTCGGTTACAAAACTTAGGACAATGGTTTGATGGATTGAGTGAGAAACAACAGTCATTCATCATCAAACTTGCTGGTATATTAGCAGCAGCAGGACCAGTTCTTTTAATCCTTGGAAAGATGACTTCAGGGATTGGTGGTATGATCGGGATGGTTGGAAAATTGTCGAGTGCAATAAAGTTACAGACAGGTGTTTTTGGTGGCTTGGTAAAAGTGGTAAAAAAGGTTTCTGTTGCTATGATGGCCAATCCGTGGATTGCTGTTGCTGCTGCCGTAGTGGCGGTCGGGGTTGCCATTGCTGCTGTTATCAAAAAGATGAATGAGGCCACTGCTGCTGAAAAGGCATTACAAGAGATACAAACCACAGCCACACAGTCAACTGTGAAAGAACGGGTTGAACTGGAACGTTTGATGAGGGTTGTAGAAAACGACAGAGCCAGTAAAGAACAAAAGAAGATGGCATTGGATAAAATCAATGCTATTATGCCTGATTATCTTGGTTACATTGATGAAGAAGCGGTTGCCACGGGAAAGGCTGAAACAGCAATAAACAGTTACATCAAATCACTTGAGCACAAAGCAAGGATGGAGGCTGCTCAGGAAATGTTGGTTGAACTTGAAAAGGAAAGGATAAAAGCACTTCAGGAGGGTACCGATGATCAGGTGAAAGGTTGGCAAAAACTTGTCAATGTTTTAACTGCGGGCAGTATTGGGGTTTCCATCAAAGCATTGAATGAAGTAGCTGCCACACAAAACGCAGCAAAAGCACAGGCAGAATATCTGGAGGTAAAAAATGCATTGCTCCAAACAATGGATGAGGAAAGTGCAGCACTTAATAAGATTGAAGAACAACAAAACGAATACAATGCTTCTATTGATAAAGGTACAGAAACCACCAAATCAATAGAAACACAAACCTCGGCTACAAAGGAACTGGGACTATCTATTGAAACAGTCAATACCAATATAAAAACACTGGAAGAGGCATACGTTAAAGCAACCACACAGAAGGAACGTTGGGATATTGCCTCTCAGATAGAGGACTGGAAGTTGTTCGGTGAAGTTATGGAGATAACAGCTTCAGCGATAAATAAATTACCTTCTCCCACGGTAGAGGATATCAAACCTCCTACAATGCCTGATATTGAGGATCCACCAGAATTGCAAGGACAAAACGTGCGTTACACAAGTGATGTTACTTCATTCGCTGATGGTATTGGTATTTTGCAGGATTATGATGCAGCAATGGCCTCTGTTGATAATATCATGTCACAGACAGGGGTCACATCTGATTTATTACAGGATAAAATAGATATCACAAAAAATGCTCTCCAGAACATGAAGGAGGAAGGGATTGTTCCCACTTCCGCAGCTTTTCAGGAATTATTGGAAAAGCAAAGACAACTGGAGGAGGAACAGGCTGCTCAGAAGTGGGTTGAAGATTGGGGCAGTGCAATGGAACAAGCTGATGCCATTATTGAGAGTGGTATGGAAAACATGGCTATATCACTTGCAGAAGGTATTGGGGCATTGGCAGCAGGAACAGCATCAGCACAAGATATATGGACAACATTGCTTGGAGGATTAGGTGATATGGCTATTCAGCTGGGTAAATTGGCTGTTACCACAGGTATTGCCGTTAAGGGTATTATGGAGGCACTTAAAGCAAACCCAACGGCAGCTATTATCGGAGGTATTGCACTGATTGCTATTGGTAGTTACGTGAAGAATAAAATGGCAAGTATAGCCGACGGTGCTGGAGGAGGTGGGGAGGAGATGCCTCGTGTTCCTGGACTTGCTCAGGGAGGTGTAGTGGATCGTCCTACGATGGTAATGGTAGGGGAATATCCTGGAGCAAAAACAAACAAGGAAATCATCACACCAGAAAAGAAATTAACACAAATTTTCAGTTCTGTTTTATCTGCGACAGATGACTCAACTGTGGAAACCCTTTTTAAAGCAATTACAAGCGATTTAACAGCGTTTTCGGGGGTAAGTAATATAAGTTACCCTAATAAGATAGAAAGTGTCTTAGACCCGCTTAAAATGATGTTTGAGGATGCAAATAGAAACTTCACTGATTTAATCACTACAAAACAGTTGGTTGGACAGGATTATGAATTGCCGCAATACACTCCTCCGAGTAAAGAAACATATATCACAGGAATTCAGACACCAGTTGATGTCAACATAAATACGAGTACTCCTGTATCAGAAACACCAGAACAGGAGTTGGTGGCTGAGGTACGTGGTGATGATTTGTATTTTATGCTAAAAAAGGTTGCTAAAAAAGTAGACAGATATGGCAAGTAAAACATATACACATGAGTTTGTTTTTGATGATGGGATTTATTCAGACGTATCGGGTATCTCTTGGAAAATAGTTATTGAAGATACAGATACCTCCTCAACAGGTGGTGTTGATGAAACATTGTTGACCGTACGCAAAGAAGGGTTTATAAAACAGTCGCCAAAAGTTGATGCGTATGAATTTACTCCTATCGGTAGTGAGGTTACTATTCCATTGGTAGTTACCTCAGCAGTGGAAGAGGAGTTGGTTGCTGCATTGGCAGAGGGACAGGAGGGACGTTTCATGGTCACAATTTATAAGGATACAATCATCTGGTGGGCAGGGGTTATATTAAACGATTTGAGCAGCAGCCAGAGCATCAGCAAACCATATACATATAACATAACGGCAACCGATTATATTTCCGCACTAAAAGACTTAGAATATCGTCTTGATGAATCATCATTGTATTCAGGGGAGGATACTATTTTAGGACACCTATTAAATATACTCGGTAATTTACCTACTGCGAGTTATTGGGATGATACAACAGCATATATACGTACTGTCTGTGCCTGGACAGAGGATAACGTATCATCAGGAAACATATATGAAAATACCCGTTTCAGTCATGATGCATTTATCAATACAAACAAGTATGGAGTAAAGGAGGCAATCACAAAGTATGAAGTATTATTACAACTTTGTAAACGATTTAACGCTCGGTTATACATGCATGAGGGACGGTGGTTATTTGAACAGATTTCTGAAAAAGAAAATATATCTTACCTGAACTATTATTATACAAAAACAGGGACATACTTAACTCAGGGTAGTCCTGATATGTCTTTTTCTGGACATAGTAAAGTTGACAGGCAATTACAATTCACTCCTCCTTTATTACGTGTGAAGCAGGAGTATCTATATAAAGAGGGAACGAATAATGGTAATCTATTGGATGCATCTTATGATATTGGTCAATCACAAAACTTGGGGACCATCCCTGTAGATGGAGCATTTTCTTTTACTGGGGAAATGCGAACAACAGTGATAGCAGCTTCTGGTTCTGGAGGTGGGCTTGGACAAGTTCGTTTAAGAATTACATTACGGGTTGGTACATATTATTTTACTAATGAATCTGGTACGGAAGAATGGTTGAGTGATGGATCTGTACATTATTATGAGGTATGGAATCCTGCATTTGGTGCAAGACCTTGTCCTGATGGAAAAACAACAGTATTCAGCATTTCTGTTTCATTTTTTACACCACCCATCCCTGTCACAGATACAGGTGTATTTATTTCTGTCACAACAGATTATATTGATGAGGTAACACCTGTTCCAACTACGTTTAGTTTTGTTAGTGAATGGATTAATCCTATTTTATTACTAACGAATGCCGAAGGCACTCTAACAGATGGGGAAAAATTATATCAGGCAACTAATACGACGGATGGAACGACTCCTGTTAAGTCTTCTCAGGTATATGAAACAGAAGAACAATTATTGATTGGAGATGGTCCTAATCCGTACTCAGTAGGTAGATTGGAAATATACACAGGTACAGAATGGCAAGCAGCAGATATATGGCACGTCATGGGAGTAGCTGGAATGGATGATATAAGTTTAATTTCTGTTCGTGAACGATTGGCCTTACAACTGGGAGTAAGAAAGCGTTTAATTGGATACACTTTAATTGGTTACGCTGATATTGGTGGGGTGTTTGTATATGATGGAGAAAATTATGCCTGTGATGGTGGTCAGTATATAGCTGGAATAAATCAGTTCAACGGTGATTTCAGCATAATAAAGCCAGTGCGGACGAATATAAAACTTGAAGAACCATTAATAGCAGAGGGTACTCAGAGTGGGGGGGGAACCAGTGGGGGTGGAACCAGTGGTACATCTGGTATTTCTGTAGGAGAATTACAAAGTATTCTATCAAGTATCATTCAGCAAGGTGTCGTCACACTCAATGCTGGGAATAGTTATACAGCAGATATTTCTTTCTCCGCTACATTGGTAAATACAAATTATAGTTACCCAGAATGGGGAAGGAGTGGAAATAATGTAATACCTGTTTCTGTGACAAATATATCAACAACTGGTTTCACTGTAATTGCATTACAACAGAAAGAAACAATTTATAAATGGTTTGCAATTTTAAAATAAAGTATATGAAAAAAATATTGTTATTTTTAATTTTTTTATTTCCATTTTTTGCTATTGCTCAATGGAATATAACAGGTGATACGATTGAGGCATTATTTGTAACAAAGACCCCAAAAATATTGTTGGGTGTAGATACACTTACAAGAGCATATGTATCACCTGATGGGGATACGCTTATCATCGCTAATAACGACACGATACTATTAAAGGAAACAGACCCGATATACAGTGCTGATTCAGCTAATATTGCTTGGTTTAGTGATCTGAGCTGGACGCTGGACGGTGATACGGCGAGTACTGATAAGCTGGTGGGTATTGGCACCACATCACCTACGGAAGCACTCGACGTGAACGGGAATGTAATAATACAAGGTAGTTTAAATATTGATAATGAATACATACTGCCAACTACAGACGGCACAAACTTACAGGTACTA